GCGCGGTTGTGTCCGCGTCGGCACAAGTGGCAGTGAACACACCAATGAGCGTGTTGCTGCTGGCAACGGCGGTGACCAGCTTTGTGCTAGCAATGAAGTACGCCTTAGCGCCTTGCGATCCGCCTGAGCTGGCGGCGGTGGACTTGGCGAGGTGATAGACGCCTTGCAGCTGAAAAACGCCTTCTTCGCCGTTGGCCAGGTCAGTGGAAGCGACGCCAAAGATGGAGCCAACAATCGCGCCGCCGCCGCTGGAAACGGCGTAAGGGGCGATGAGATTGAGGGATTCTCCCTCTTGGATGTAGTTCTTCACGGGGTTACTTCAGGGGTTGGATTGGAATGGGCCGGGATTACCGGCCCAGAGTCATCCGGCTCAGACGCCGGTGGAACGGTAGAAGCCGCGGTGATCAGCCAAGGCGCAATAGAAGTCGTGGCGCACCAGCATCTCCACGCCGTCGGGGTTGCGCTTCTCGGTAGTGGTAATCGTCGGGCCGCCTTCGCCAGCCAGGTAGCCGAATTGGATCATGTCGATCCGATTGGGATTGGCAGCCAGGTAGTAGTAGGCCGTCGAGTCCGCAGAAAGGCGAGCCTCGACGATCAGCTCCATACCGCCAGCAAAGGGGTTGACGCCGGCCAGGGTGGACGGCGCGTAGCCAGTCGGGTACAGGAATTGAAGGGCGGCGGTGCGCAGCTCGGGGGGGACGATCAGGTACGAGGCCTGAACGTTCAGGCTGTTGCCGGCGGGATCGGTCTGCTTGCGCATCTTCGTCACGCCAGCATCAATTCCGGCGATCCCGATGACACCGGTGCCGGTGTTGTTGTGATCAGCGTGGAAAAGCGCCTTGTTGTCAAGGGTGACGGTGGCACCGCTCGCGCCGCTGGTCAGCTGCTCCCACACCAGGTTGGATTCCAGAAGAGCGCAGCCGGCGCCCATCTTTGCGGGCATCCGATCCAGCGCAGACAGATCATCGTTTATCAGTGCCTGCCTGCTGATCATCAGGCCCTTGCCGTAGGTGCTGAGCTGATAGGTGGTCTTCCCATCGCTCATGGTGCCGAACTTGTATTCGCCACCCTCTAGCACTTTTTCAGGCACGATGCTTGCGTTCAGCTGCACTAAATAGTTCGGCTTGAAATCGGTGTTGTCCGATTGCACAGCCAGCGGGCGCCAGGTCTGCACCTCCTCTTCGTAGCCGCGGGCAAGGGTCTTGTTTGCCGTGTTGAGGAGAATGCTGGTCAGGTCAGAGGTGGTGTGGAACGCCCGCTCGATCAACTCGCTGATGCCCATCATGCGAACATCGGAGCGACTCAAGCCACGCATGGTCTCCAGGTACTCGGCTGCCATCTCGCGGGTAGTCATCCGCTGGTATTGGCGGCCAAGTTCGGTGGGCTGCTTGATGGCGCGGCAGCGGGCGTCGATTCCTTCCTGGAAGCCACGCAGCAGGGTATCCCCGGCGTCGCGGGTCACTTCAACGCGGGCAGGGTGGCCGGCGGCCACAGGAGACTTCGCCTCGACCGCAACACGGGCGGCGCGCACCACTTCGACCATTACGCCGGGAAGATCCTTGCCGGCAGTGGTGCGGATCAGCTCCTGCACAGTGGATTCGCTGAGGCCGCCAGCGCCAGCAGCGCGGCGGATGTGAAGCTCGCGAGCCACGTCATCAGGGCCAGGCTCGGGAGCCTGAGCATCAACAGGCGCAGGGGTTGTGGTCGGTTCGGTCACGGCAGCAGCCTCGGGAGTGGCAGTAGCAGCCGGGTCGCCCCCGGCCAGTTCAGTTGCGGTGGTCATCGGGGGTTCCGTTGAAGGGTGTTCTGTTTCATCCGCCGAGCGCATGACGCTCGCCGGGTCCTGGCCAGCAATGACCAGCGAAACCGCAACCGGCTCCCAATCAGTGGCCCGATCGAGCGGCTGTGTTGCGCTGGCTCGCTGCCAGCCGTAGATCCGAGCGTCAACAGAGAAACGCGCAGATCCGTTCCTGAGGCGTGGGATAGCGATAGCCATCGCATCCTCAGGACCGTCAACCTGAACCGTTCCAATCAGGGCGGTAGCGCCATCATCGGTGCGGTCCAGGTCCATCGATGTAATCGCTCCCCAGCAGGAGGCTGAAGACCTTTGGTGATCGATGTCGGTCGGCAGCGGGCGCATGGGCCAGCGGATAGCCGCTCGCTCATGCACCAGCTGCACGCCATCGCCTACATCCGCATCGGTTGAGATGATCACCGTTGCGGTTCTGGTCTCTTCGTTCCATGAGGATGGAGAGATCAGCGCCATCCGCTTGCAGGCTCGATCGCCTGTTTCCAATGGCATCGCGGTAGGAATGGGCTCGGGCATGGCTTTATGCTACCGATGGCGGGAGAATGGCCCCCGGCTCAGGGATGCCAGACCCTGCGGGGCGGGCTTGAGTGACCCCCGAATCAGAAACAAGCTTGGCATCAACGGATAGAGCCAGGTCTTTCCCGCGGGCGCTGGCTAGGTCCGCAGCCAGCTCCTCCAGCACCTGGGCAGGCACATAGCCCAGCGAGCGCTGAACCTCGGAGAGGCTCGTCAGGCCGGCGCGGATCGCCGCCACCAGTGCCGGGATTTCCTCGGCGGGGTTGATCATCTCCCTGCGAGGAGGCGTCCAAAGCATCCGCCCGTTGACCCTATTGGCCATGCCTGCCTGCAGAACAGCAGTCGCGAACCACTGCGAAACGGGGTTCAAGAGCTGCGGGATTGCGATGTTCCATCGCCAGTGGCTCACGTTCCGGTGAAACTCCAGCCAGCCCATCCGGCCGCTGGAGAAATTCACCTCAGAAAGAATCCCGGTCAGCGCTTCAAACGTGATCCCGTAACCAGCCGCCACTGAATGCAGGTGATGGCGCTGCATCTCGATGAAGTTGCCTGGACTGGGCGGGGTGCTGAACCTGATCTCCTTCCCCGGAGGCAACACCTCAATGGCGCCGGGCTCCAGTTTCTCAAACAGGGTCGGGACTGAAGCGTCTGGGTTTTCGGGATCAACTGGCGCATCGTCCGGGTGGGAGTCAGTGACAAATGCGGTGAAGCACGCCGCCACCTTGTCGAGCGTCAGGCGGGCTTGCGCATGGTCTCCGATGTCCCGCAGCGTCAGCAGCGAAGATGCGCCCCATGGGACACCGGTCGCCTGCCCTGGCCGGCGCACGTCGTAGACATGGCAGATTTCCGAGGCCTCGATCAGATCAGAGCCCAGCCGCGACTGACGCCAATCGCTCTCACCTGGGTGGTTTTTTCTGATGTAATAGCCGGCCAGTCGCCCGTCATCGTCGTATGCCTTACCAAAAACAATAGACGATCCATTGTCTTTCGACATGTCAAGCCAGTCTGGCTCTAGCACCTGCAGGGTCAGCGGAGGCAGGCCCTGCAGGATCAGCCGCTCATCGATCCGGCGCCTGACCAGGCAACTGCCGCGAACTGCGATAGTGCGAGCTATCAGCGCCTGCAGGCCGTAGAAGTTTAGTTTGCCGTAAAAGTCACAAGCCGTAGAATCGGCCCAATCACTCCATAACTGAGAATACTCTTTATTTTTATTAACAGGTTCTCCTACAATTCCTTCGCCAATCCAATTATTTACAATTACGCTAATCGCTTTGTTTGCCCACGAGTCAGAATCAACTTGATCCTGATGCCTTGAGACAATCCGCTGCAGCACTAGCCGCAGATCAGCGTTAGGCCCCCGGCTCTGTTCGTGCCATCCATCGGTGCGGCGCGATTGCTTGCCAGCCTCATAGGCACGTAGCTTGGCCTTGTATAGCTCTGATTGTGCAATCTTTAGATCGTTCTCAAGTGTTGCCCGACTGCGCTTTGCCATCGCCTACGCTCTCTGGAAGGTATGGTAAATGCGGCGGACTGGCCTAGCTTGCGTTGCCTCAACCTCGGCAGCCATCTTTCTTTCGGTCTCCAGCATTTCTGCCAGGCTGCGGTAGGTCAGTTCTCGGCCATCCGAGAACCGGACCTTGAGCACGCCTTCGGCGATTGCCGAGCGCAGATCCGCCAGTTGCTCTGCTGAGTAGCTCATGCCTGCAGTCTAACTACCAGTAGTTGCTAGTCCGACGCTTGGGCGGCTGCCGTGGCTGGGGAGTCTGAGCCCGTGCCAGCTGCGCCTCGAGCTGGTCCCACATGGTGGCTCGGTTGTAGCGCCTGGCCACCAGCTGCAGGGCGGCATAGGCCATGCGGGTGCAGTCTCCGCCTTCGTCGCGGGAGCCGGGGGGGAGGTCCCATTTGTACTCCTTGCGCTCCTTGGTCTTGGGTACCCACTTCCAAGGGAAGAGCTCGCCCAGGAACGCGTCGGTTGATGCGGTGCCGAAGTGCAGATAACGAGGCCCTGGCTGCTTTACCCATAATTGTCCCTTCAGGTGGTTGACGCTGGCCACGTATCCGACGGTGTAGACTTTCGCCCCTTTGGCTACCTTCTTGTTTTTCCGGTTGACCTCCACTGGCGTGCCCAGTTGAATGATCGGCAAATCCTTGGTGCCCGATCCCTTCATGGCCACCCATCGATCGGTGCGGGTCCGGCAATAGTCGGCCACTGCCTTACTGGAGAGGCCGCCGTGATCGATGCCGCCAAACGAGATACGCATCGTTCCGCCGTCCTGTCTGGCCCAGGTGGTCTGGCTTACCTGATCCAGCTGCTCCCATACCTCGTCCTGCTGAGGGTCGCCGTCGATCTCGAAGTGGGCGATATGCCAGCCCTCCTCGCCGCGGCCCCAGCCCCAGACCGTGAGCACCAGCCGTTCCCCCACGGTGCCGCCACCGCCTTGCACATCGACCCCGGCAGTGAGCACCAGGACGCCGGTGGGGATGGCCCAGGTCTCCCCGTTCCATGGGTAGCCGTTGCCGAATCCTTCATGTTTGCGGCGCTCCGCCAATCCTTCCCCGGTGAGCCTGCTTGTGATCGAGTCTTCCCACGGCACGCCCAGGTCGGTGTTGTGGAACGTCTGCATCGGGTCGGTATTGCCCATCTTCATCTGCTCCAGGGCCGTGCGGTGGCGGCTCACCAGCTCCGGCCACATCGCCGCCCGGTGGTAGCTCATGCCGGGGCCCACCTGCTGTGATCGCCAGATCGGCACGCCATTGCGCAGCACCTGTTTGCTGCGGTCTAAACCCAGCGGGCAAGCCCAGCCGGCGTCTTCGTCCATCTCCCGTAGGTGGCTGTAGTCGATGGGTTGCTCGCAGTTCTCGCAGCTGATCCGGCCTTCGTCTGGCCCTTCCTTAATGAACCGCTCCCACCTCAGCTGCTGATAATGCCGGCAATGCGGACAGGGGTAGTAGCGGTATTGCTGATCGCCTTTCTTGAAGGCCTGATCCATGTAGTCATTCGGATAGATCGGCGTGCCGCCGATCGTAAAAAACGGATCCCAGATATTCCCGGCCCGCTGGAACAGGTTGCCGATCGTGTCGCCCTCGGGGCTGTCGTAGGTGGCAGGCTCCTCAAACAGGATCGGGCTTCGCTCCACCCGCCGGCCGGATCGCGGGGTAGCGGCGCTCACCAGGTGGATCAGGGCACCGTTCACCAGCTGCTTGAAGTTGTAGGCGTTCTTCGGCGCCCCCTTGACCTTCCTGTTGCTGAGCATCCCCTTCAGCCGTGGGATGCCATGGTTGTCATCAAACATCGAATCGATGTCTTCGTGGCTGTAGGTATCAACCTCTGAATCCGTCGGCTGCACCAGCATGATCTTTGATGGGCGCCAGTCAGTGAAGAACGCAATTACAGCCTTCACGTATTCCGACCACCCGACCCGCGACGGTTTCTGGCACACCATGCACTCCACCTCAGGATCCGTGGGCGCCAGGAACCAATCCCGCTGGTATGGCCTGGTGTACCACCGTTGCCTCCCGTCCGTGGCGCTGGTGATGTAGTAGTGCTGATCCGAGTATTCCAGCATCGTCATCGGCGGGCGGGGCTTGACCTTTGCCGCCAGCCGCTGGGCCATCCTGCGAACGCTGCGATCAATCATTCCGGCAACTCCTCAAAAGCGCTGCCGGCCACGGACTCAAACACGTCAGCAATCATGCGCTCGATCTTCTCTAGCTCGCGGTGCGTCAGGTGTGGGATGGCGGCCTTGATCTGCTTGTGCAGCGATCCGGCCTTTGTGGTCAGCTGTAGTAGCACGGCGTTATAGGCCATCTCCATGTCTTCGATGTAGGCGAGCTGGCCGGCCTTCACCTTCCGATCCATCTCGGCGATCAGCCGTTTCTCTCGTTCGTGGAGGGCCCGCTCGTCGTTGTAGCTCGGCACGTCGCCGGGCTTTACCGGCTCGGCCGGCTCGGCCGGCTGGCGCCGCCGGGGTGGCGACTTGTCCGCCGGGGCCGCAATCGCTTGCCGCTTCGTGGTTGGCTGCTGTGCTTCGCTCTGGTTTTGCCCCACCCTTGCCAGGTACTCGGCCACCAGTAGATCGGCATCCACCCGCAGCGGCTTGGTCTGCAGGATGCATGGGCTTCCCTGGAGTCCCCCTTCCTTGCACAGGGTATCCAGGTTCTGCCGAGTGCAGCGGCGTCCGGTCTGCGCCTCGATCAGCTCGGCGCCCTGTCTGCTGTTGAGTGGGCTTGCCATTGCAACCAGGCTAGGGAGCCGGTTGCAATGAGTTGCAAGTCGGTTGCAACCTTATCGCGAACCGTTATCAACAGAAAATCTGGGCT